TCTTGCTACGAGAATTCTAAATCGTCGTGATTTGCGGCACCCGTGGCAATATGATCGCGCCAGAGAAGTTGAGCGCGACCGTGATGGGTTCCTTGATTTGTGGGCGCGAGAACACGGGAAAAGTTCTTGGATAACATTTGCGGGAATTATCCAAGAGGTTATCAATGACCCTGAGATTACAGTAGGTATATTCTCGTTCAACAAGCCAACCGCCCGGAAATTCCTGCGCCAAATAAAACTAGAGCTTGAAGCTAACGAAAAACTCAAGGCTCTGTATCCAGACATCCTTTGGTCCGACCCAAAAAAAGAAAGCCCTAGATGGTCGGAAGACTCAGGAATCCTTGTTAAGCGGAAAAGTAACCCAAAAGAGGCGACGATAGAAGGCCATGGGCTTGTTGACGGTCAGCCTACAGGGGCGCACTTTCTTCTTCGTGTGTATGACGACGTGGTGACTGTTGACTCGGTGACTTCTCCAGAAATGGTTCAGAAGACAACTGAAGCATGGAGCTTATCCGACAACCTTGGAGCAAGAGGCGGAGACGGGCTTGCAAGAGCCTGGCATATCGGCACCCGGTACAGCTTCGGCGACACTTACAACACCATGATAGAAATGGGCGCTATCAAGCCACGCATCTACCCGGCTACGCACGACGGGACGCGCGACGGAAATCCCGTCTTTTTGTCTGAGCATGTGTGGGAGGACAAGAAGCGCAAGCAGACCAGTTCGGTCCTTGCTGCGCAGATGCTCCAGAACCCTGCCGCTGGTAATAATGCGATCTTCCAGAAGGAATGGCTGCGCTTTCAGGACGTGCGGCCGGCAACGCTCAACGTCTATATCCTCTGTGACCCGGCATCGAGTCGCAAGAAGGGAAGCGATCGCACGGCCATACCAGTCATCGGCGTTGATTCGGCCGGCAACCGCTGGCTTCTGGACGGATTCCACCATCGCATGAGCCTGACTGAGCGTTACGCTGCCATCAAAGGGCTACGCAAGGTGTGGCAAAACATGCCTGGCGTACAACTGGTCCGCGTTGGCTATGAGAGGTACGGAAGTACATCCGACCTCGAGTACTTCGAGGAATCCATGCGCCGAGACAAAGACTCGTTTGAGATTGTCGAGCTTGCCTGGCCGCGTGAGGGACCGGGATCAAAGATTGACCGGGTGCAGAGGCTTGAGCCTTACTTCAGGGCCGGAAGATTCTTCCTTCCTGCTGTGGTACAGGACGAAACCAAGGCGCAGGCGCGGGTAATCGCCGAAGGACAACCATTCAGGGTATTCAAGCCGACTCAACGCAGGGATGAGGAGGGACGCATGTACTCTTTGAACAAGAGTTTCCTTGAGGAATATCTTGTGTTTCCGTTCGGCGTGCATGACGACCTGATCGACGCAATGAGCAGAATTGAGGACATTGATGCAAGCCCGCCTGTGATTGTCGATGAACGGGTGTTGGAGCCGGAGATTTTTGAGGATGGTATCTGAACCAACTTTGCTGGAAGCGTATCGTGCCAAAAAGCGCAAGTATGATCGTCAGATTGACAAAGAGTGGGCTGCTTTTGATGGGATGTCGTGGGACACAATGACCGACGAACAGAAAGAGAACGCCTGCCTGATTGCCGAGCGGCAGGGAAAGATCCAGAAGTCGATGTTTGACGCCTATGAAAGGCAAATCCGTGGCTGACGAAAACGAACCGTTGAACCTGCCTGGTGGGCCGACATTCTCGCAACGACTGTGGAGCGAAGAGGTTGCTATTGCCTTGGCGAACAGTGGAGAGCCTATTGACCCCCGCGAGGATGTCTATGTCTTCAGCAATGGACGAAAGTTCAAGGAGCGGCAGTGATTCATACGATCAACTGCCAGAGTGCATTCGCCAGTATTACAGTCGGAACGAGTATCTGTGGCTCAGTGACGACCAGAAAGCCCAACTGATTGAGCAGGAATGCGAGCCAGAATGGACATAATCATCCCCCAACAACACCAAGCCACCCCTAGCATCCCCGATAGCTTCAAGATGCACGGGGAACGGGGCAACATCCTTTTGGCGAATGAGTACGATGCAAGGCAGGACGCGATGGACATAGCCCTTGCGCAGCAGATCGCCGAGGGGCTGGAGGCCGCATACCCCGGCCACTTGTGGGCGGTCAATGTCCAAGGCGAGCAGGGTATTGCGACGATCCACAACATGATGTTGTCCGGACAGTGGGGATACATCATGCACCTTGACAAACGGTATTCGGCGAGCGAAACGATCAAGGTTGCCAAGATGGGCGCAGGCGAGATCCTCGAACGCTACAACGTGGCCCGTGGGCGCATGAACAATGACCGCATGGCAGACTTGAAGCAAGACTTCGCCGGTCGAACAATCGGAGATTTGAGTAAATGATTGACCAGACCAATGCGCTACAGTTCGCCCGCGATGCTTTTAGTGGCAGCACAAGCCACTTCGACGCCAACGTAAGACCGGAGTTGGAGCGCGACATCCGCCAGTTCCAGAGTAAGCACCCCACAAGCAGTAAGTACCTATCAGACGGATATCGAGGCCGATCAAAGTTCTTTCGCCCGAAGACTCGGGCGATGGTGCGAAGTGCAGAGGCGTCTGTCGCAGAAGCATTCTTCTCGACATCCGGAGTAGTCTCCATTGAAGCTCCAGACGAAACCGATGACGTTTCCCAAGCAAGCGCGGAAATCATGCAGGAGTTGCTGCAATACCGCCTATCTGGTTCGGACGTGCACAGCATTCTCTGGTATCAGACGGTCCTCGGCGCGTTTCAAGACGCGGAAGTGCAGGGTGTAGTCATTTCTCACCAGGAGTGGGACAAAGCCAAGGACAAACCATCAGTTGATCTGATTCCGCGCGAAAACTTCCGGTTTGACCCCGCTGCGAACTGGATTGACCCGATCAACACCAGTCCCTACTGCATATGGCTCAAGCCGATGTATGTTAAGGACGTGAAGTCACGCATGACAGCTGGCAAGTGGATTCCGTTGAACGATTCCGAGATCCTGTCTGCATCTAGGAAGTATTCTGACTCGACCAAGACGTTGCGCGAGGGCGACAGAGCATCAAGCTCCGACGCAGTTACCAGCATCAACGCATTCTCGATTGTGTGGGTGCACCTGAATGTGATGGCCGATGACTCCGGTCAAGACGTGATGTTCTACACGCTCGGGACAGAGTTTCTTCTATCGAATCCAGAGCCGCTGACGATTCAATATGCACACGGTCGGCGACCGTTCGTTATGGGCAAAGCCGTCATTGAGACGCACAGGGTTGATCCTGCTGGCGATGTGCGACTGACGCGAGACACGCAGGCCGAGATCAACGAGATCGCAAACCAAAGAATCGACAACGTGAAGTTCGCCATGAACAAGCGGTTCTTTGTCCGAAGAAATCGACAGGTTGATGTTCGTGCGCTCACCCGGTCGGTTGCTGGCGGTATCACGTTGATGACCAATCCCGACGAGGACGTGAAGGTTCTTGAGACGAATGATGTTACCGGGTCTTCGTATCAAGAGCAGGACCGGCTTAACATGGACTTCGATGAGATTTCCGGCAACATGAGCCAGTCCAGCGTCGCCGCGAACCGTCGTCTTAACGAAACCGTAGGCGGCATGGAAATCCTCTCAGCCGACGCAAACAAGGTCAGAGCCTACGGAATCAAGACATTCATTGAGACATGGGCCGAGCCTGTTTTGCGCCAACTTGTTCTGCTCGAACAGGCATACGAAACAGATGTGGTCATCCTCGCACTGGCTGCTGGAAAGTCGAAGATGTTCCAGCAACTCGGAATGGATGCCATCACCGATGATCTTCTGAACCGGGAACTTACTCTTTCTGTTTCAGTTGGTATGAATGCCACCAGCCCGACGCAGAAGATCAACAACCTGCTGACTGGCATCAACGGTGTCAAGACAGCCTTGGCAGATGGCGTACTGGCGCAACACGGAGTCGATTCTACCGAAATCATCAAGGAAATCTTCGGGGCGCTTGGACACAAGGACGGAGGACGGTTCTTCAAGTTCGATGGCGAAGGCGATCCGCGCGTTGCGCAGCTTGAGCAGCAGATTCAGCAACTCACCCAACAACTCGAAGCCAAGAATCCGCCTGAACTGGTTGCCGCTATGGTCGATGAGATCAGGGCCAGGATAGGCAAGATTGACGCAGAAAAGGTTGCCAAGGGTGTCGAGGCCACTTATTCGTCAATGCAGAGCGCCGAAGTCATCGCGCAAATGCCGCAGGTTGCACCTATCGCCGATGAATTGATGAAAGCCGCCGGGTATCAGTCCCCCAATCCTGTTGGAGTCGATCCTAACTTCCCGATGGCACAAGCCGGGGCAGTAGCCGAGCAGGTTGGACCTGTCGATATTCCGGAAAGCGGGAACACGTCTCCCATGTTTCCAGCCAGGACGGGAATGAACGAAGGCATCGAGTCCGATGATGAGGGACTAAGGTAAGTTCCGCCCCATGACAAACGATCAGAAAAATCCGTTGGCGCAGTCGATTGACTTTGGTTTGCAGGTAGAGGCGTTTCTTGCGTCCGAAATCGGCTTATACCTTTGCAAGCGGGCCGACGAAGAAATCGAGGACGCAATCGAAGACCTGAAGACTGCTGATCCTGAATGTCCGAAGGAAATACGGGAACTGCAAAACAAGATTTACCGTGCAGAAGCAATCCAATACTGGTTGGCTGAAGCCATTCAGGCTGGAATCAACTCTGAAGCCGAACTCAACGAAGGAGACTGACTTAAATGAACCCAAAGGATATGTCCGATGCTATCAATCAAGACGTAACGGACAAGGAACAGCCCACCCTGACATCTCCTGAATCTCCCCGTGCAAGAGCTTTGGCGGCAATCGAGGAAGGGCACCGTGCCCGCATGGAAGAGGAAATGGGCATGTCGTTGTCTGACGACAAGGGTCAAGAAGAGGTCGAAGAAGAAGCGCCTGCCGCAGTCGAGCAGGCTCCGGTTCCTGGTGCATTCAAGGTAAAGGTCGATGGCGTCGAGCAGGAAGTTTCCGCCGAAGACCTGATTCGTGCTTACCAGAAGAATTCCGCAGCAGATCGCCGGCTGGAAGAGGCCGCCCGTATATTGCGCGAAGCAGAACAATTGGCTGCACAGAATCAAGTGGCAGAGCAAGAAGTACCGCAGGGAAACTTGCGTGAAGAAGCCGCCGAAATGATGTCCAAGTTGTACGACGGAGATCAAGAGGCCGCAGCGGAAGCACTTGTCAACCTACTTGCCAAAACGAAGGGCGGCGACCAGCCCACCCGCCGTCAGGAAGTAGATGCGGACGTGCTTGCCGAACAAGTTCTCGAACGCATGGCATTCAATTCTGCCGTCGAGCGTGTCAAGAGCGACTACCCGGATCTCGTTGCCGACAGTAATCTTGAGCAACTTGTGGTCATGCAGTCAACAAACTTGGTCAGTTCTGGTGTGCCCAGGGCCGAGGCGTTGCTGTCCGTGGCCGAGAGTTTGTACAAGTCACTAGGCAAGACCCCAACCGGGCGTCAGCAGGACACGCCGAAGCCGAAAAGCGCGCGTCAGGAGAACAAGGATCGACTGGACAATGTTCCAAGCGCGTCCGCAACCGCTACCAGTATGCCCGTGAAAAGCGAGGAACCGGATCAATCCGCATTGATTCGTGAGGTAGCGCGCCGCAGGATCGGGCAATCCCTGTCCGCCTGAACACTTATTTGAAGGAGCAACATCATGGCTGGTCAAGTTTGGGGAACCAACTCTCTCGGTGGCTATATGTACTCGGACCAATTGTCCAAAGTGCTGCGTATGGCCGTTCAACCTCTCTGCAAGTTCCGTCAGTTCGCTGATGTCAAGGACGCTGCCGCTGGCGGTCTGCACAAGGGGCAGGAATTCCACTGGAACGTCTATTCGGATACCGCTGGTCAAGGCACGGTCCTGGCCGAAGGCAGCACCATTCCGGAAACGAACTTCACGATCACGCAAGGCACGCTGACGATGACGGAATACGGCAACTCCGTACCCTACACCGGCAAACTGGACGACCTGTCCGAGCATCCGGTCAAGGAAGTCATCAACAAAGTCCTGAAGAACGACGCGAAGAAGGCTTTCGACATCGCCGCTCACGGCCAATTCAACCTGACCCCGCTGCGCGTCGTGCCGACTGCTGGTACGAACACGTCTGCGGTCACGCTCACCACCAACGGCACCGCGACGCTCACCAACAACATCGCGCTTGGCAAAGAACACGTCAAGTCGATTGTCGATCTGATGAAGGAACGCAACATCCCGCCGTATGAGGGTGATGACTACTTCGCCATCGCGCACCCGACCACCTGGCGTCAGTTCAAGAACGACCTGGAAACCATCAAGCAATACACGTCGGAAGGTTTCGGCCTGATTGCCAACGGTGAGGTCGGTCGCTACGAGAACACCCGTT